GCTTGTCTTGGTTGATCTTGCCACCACTCCACCACCGTGGTCGGTAGCCCCACAGCGCTTAACGATCGTCGCACTGCGCCTGCGGTCCCTCGATGCTGATGAACATACGCTGCATCCGCGATAACCTGCCGCTTTTGCGCCTCGTCCCATTCGGGGTTCCAATAGTCCACCGCGTATTCCCATGCTAACCACGGCAACAAATGTGCCGGACAGGTCGCGGGATCTTTGACATGCCGAATGGGAACCGGCAACGCAAGAATTTGCTCAGCGCTAGCCTGCTCGAGCGCACGTTCTGAGGCGAACGCATTGAGAGGAAGTAACGTTTTATACATCGCCTCCCCCCAGCAAACTCAAGGTGATCGCGCTGCAATAAGGCGCAGCTCCTGTTTTAGCTTCAATATCCGCGGTGGGCTGTTCCAAATGAACACGGGTCACGCCCGGTTGATGCAGGGCGCGGTAAATACCCGAAAGCGGCGCTACGCCGCCAATGCGATGCACCTGCGCCACATAGGTTTCTAGCGCTGCTCTTGCGCTCTCCAATACCGTCTGCGCGTCAGGACCATCAGGAATATCCAGCGTAGCCACCACAGCGTATTCACTCAGAACCGCGCTTTGTACCGTGACGTAATCCGTTAACGGTCGCACTTCATCTTCGTTTAATGCATGACTGACCGTATCAAGTAGCGCTTGGGGGGCGGTACCGCTTCCGGTACGTGATAGCACATACACATCCACCTCACCGGGTCGGTTGTGGGTTTGGGGGCCATAGGCCTCGGCGTCCAATACATCGGGATCGGCGGACTTGGCGTAAAAGCGATAAGCATTACGCGCACCGGCGGTGCTGAGCTGTGACCATGAGAGCTGGATACGCTCTCGATATGCTTCGTCATCCTCCATCACGGCCTCAACCGGCGGGATAGCTTCGGGCTGGGCGGGGGTGACCACCTGTCTCGCCACGTTAAATCCGGCACCGATCTGATCTAAATCCGCGCCCAATGCACTGGCTAGCAACACACCGCGCACCGCATCATTGATACGCTGCAGCAACAAAACGGTTTGATACGCGTTAGCTTCACCCTGCTTATAGACCGGATCAGACTCCACCAGCGCGTCATACACCGTATCCAGATCGCGGAGCTTCTCGAGCCAACTGTTAAAAATGGTCGTCGCATCGGGGACTAAAATGGCATCAGGAACAGGAATAGCCGAGAGATCGATAAGGTTAGGACTGGTTGCCATAGATAGTTATCCCTTCTAGCGTGACCGGCTGGCCGGTTTCTTTGTTAATGCCCTCGATGGTCAGATCAAAGACGCCATCACCCTCACGCACCACCTGCACACGCTTTACCGTTAATCGCGGCTCCCAACGTGCCAACGCGGAGGCCGTCGCCCCCACAATGCGTACCCGCGTGCTTTCATCCTGCGGGTTATCAATCAGGTCAGGTAAATCACTGCCGTAATCGCGTAGAAGCACTCGGCTATTTTTAGGCGTGCTGAGAATGTCGATAACGGACTGGCGCAGATGGTCATTCCCCGCCAGCCGTTTGCCCGTCTGAGCGCTTACACCCTGCATATCACCTCCATCAAAAAACCCGCCGGAGCGGGTCTAGTTTTTCTGTTTGCCGAAATATTCGGGACCGGTTTTATCTTTTTTCTCTTTCTTTTTCTTACCACTTGCCGCCTTGGGCTTGATATCCGTCGCCAAATTAAACGCCACGGAAAAGCCCATTGCGCTCAGGCTGTATACCATCGACTCAATCAGCCACGATCGATCCTCTCGCTCACCAAAGCCCTGCGTGACCACGCGCGCTTCGGCGGTCAGCGGTAAATGAGCCGGGCGACAGGGTGCCGTAATGCTCATGCGGCGTTCATTGCGGTTGGCCTGTGTTTTTTTGGCACTGGCCTGCTGATCGGCTTGCGTTTTATGCGGTTGGGTATACGGGTTCTCGAGGTCGGGTCCCTCGTGCTCGGTCTGAGTGACTTTGGTTTGCCCTGTAGCTTCGTCATAGTAATTGACGCCAATCTTCCCCTTTTTCTCTTTTCCTCCTGTCGCTGCTTTACCCGTTGTTGAACCGCGCTGCCCTTCACTGTAAGTCCAGTTCGATACCTCACGCGGGACGATGGTCACATCGGCAAGAGTTTTGCCGCTGGCGGTTAACGCCGCCCCTTGCTCCAAGAACAGCCAATATCCCCCGCTCGGTTTACTCACGGCGTTATGACTCCGAGCCAGTCGCGTCAAGAGATTGGCATCCGACTCCGACACCTGATCAAGATGCGGTACCGCAATCGCCGCCAGCTTATCAGCGACTTTCGGGATCAGGCCATTGTCGGTGGCCACCGTTTTCACAATGTCACCCAGCGTCAAATTGTCCCAACTGCGGGTTTTCTGGTTTTGCACATCCCCACTTTGCTTCTGCGCGTTCATTGGCGCGGCTGTCGCATAGATCACCACTTTACGCGGAGGACCACTGCTCGAGACGCCACTGACCACAAACCAGCCCTTGTCCACCAAATTACCGTTAAATCCCAGCCCCAACTGTAATCGAGCCCCCTTGCTCGGGAGCGGCAGCGTTTCTGATAGCAGCGTGATTTGCAGTTCGTCGGCTTTCCCTGTCGCCCCGCCATTGTCCGTGAGCGTCAGCTCTTGCAGGCATTGGCGCAACGCTTTAGAGATGTCTTTGCCCTCTGCCGTCACGCTGAACTCAGGACGGTATTCTTCCACACCGTTCATCGATTAATCCCACAGTTGAAGATTGGACTCCGCCACCGGCATATCGAGCTCCGGCAGTGTGATCAGTACACCCGCGTTATAGACCGGACCCAGATCGGCAAGCCCCGGATTCGCTTCCAGTACCTTGACAACAAGAGGCCCCAACTCTGGCCAGCTATAATGTACGGCGCAAATTGCGTCCAGCATGTCCCCCTCACGGGTTTGATAGGTCGTCGGCATAATGTCTAATTCCTATTGAGAACGTTTTGTGGCGCGGTGAGCCGGCGGGGAGGAACTTAGTGGTACTGTCGTTAAATTTCTCAATTACCCAATAGCCCAGCACATCACCCGCCCCGCTCACCAGCTGCAACGGCATTGCTTTATCTGCCAAGTCGTATAAATCATCGATGGCACTCACGCCCTGACGGAAAAAGGCATGCGCTTCCCCTTGCAGCGTAACCGTTCGTCGCTCTTTGCCGGTAAACTGCAATAAATCCGCCTGCCCGATACGCTCTTGCGCACTCCAACGCCAGCTGGCTTCGCGCGAAAGTTCGTTGTATGTCAACGCATCGATAGAGAACTCGAAGCCCCCTAATATCAGCATCACGCGCGGTGGGTCGCTGGCAGCGGCTGACCGTTGTACCGCTGCGGCGTTTTGCTCAACCGCCGCTAACACAGAAAATCCGCTCATCACCACAGCCCCCCGTTGTCGTACATCGCGTTATTACCGTTGAAGATATCGGTCGCTTGCGCTTTGTTAATCACCTCATCTGCTATCGCAGTCCCTTCCTGCTCAGAGCTTACGTTGATTTCAACCTTTAACTCTTGCCGACGGCTATCGGTTATTGAGGTGGGCTTGCGCTCGATATCAACGCGATCAATCTGCTGCATCAGCGTTGGCCAAGCATCCATATCGGGTAATTCGCTATCGCGCCGAGGAGGGGCATCTTCTTTAGCTCGCTCATTCTCAGGAAATGTCGGTACCGATGATTGAGATGCCTCCAGCCGGTTCTTGCTCATCTCCGACGCCCAATCAAACGAGAATGGCCCCTCGCTAGGCTTACCGTCCACAGACTCCAGCAGTTGCTGGCTTGCGTTTTCCTGAAACTCGCCGTTAGTGAATGGATTAGCCGTAGCCAGCCATCCCGCCTTGTCCTCTGCCGATTGCCATTGCTTTTTGAGCATCTCAACACGACCGGGCTGATTAACATTCTGAGAAAACCACTCTCCAAGTCCCTCACTTTCCGCTTGGATCGCAGCAATCTTCACAGGCGTTCCGGTCGCAACGGACTGTAATATCCGCTTTTTATTGTCCTGATCGTCCGGCAATAGCCACGACAGTTTTTTCGCCGCCGCGTAAATAATCTTGCCAACAAAAACCACGCCGTTGCCAAACGTCAGCACACCGGGGTAAAGCTCGTTCTTCATAAAGCTGACGATCTTGCTAATCCCGCCGTTTTTAAACCATTCCGCCAGATTGTCAGTCAGCGCTTTAATTTGCGGGGACAACTGACCACCAAGCTGGCCCGAGATTTCATCCATTGCGGAAGAGAGCACCGTCTGCAGGTTGGTCACTGCGCGGTTGCCCTCCATCGCCCCCCTCGCACCTTCTTCCGTCACCAGTTGGTAGCGTTTTTGCTCGTCCATCAAATCGCGATAGCTTTTACCGGATTGCTTAATCAACATCAGCATCTTGCTCGCCTCGCCCCCAAACAGACTATCAAGGGCAAATGATGCCTTAGACTGATCTTTTAAGGTCAGCGCACGCTCTACAATTTTGCTGAACTGCTCCAAATCACTGAGACCAGCAAGGTCACCGGCTTTAAACCCTAATGTTTCAAA